ATCAACGGTATATTGTTAGTTACCCAGTCCAATCGTTCAGACATTGTGGATTTATCTAAACCGTATGTCGTTGCGACTTGGAAGGCGAGCCATCTTTTTCCTGCATCCGTGATTGTGATTCCGTCAGCGAAGTTAATAAGTGCCTTTCCAAAATCTGTATCTTGTGGAGTAAGTAGCGCAGGAATCGGGTAAGCCCGTCCCCTATAATCAAAAGACCAAGGTATATAATACCTTTCACGATTCTTAAAACGTTGAACTGCTTCCATGGTGTGTCTCGTTCTACATGATCTTCTAAATACAGACGCCCTAAGATTATACTGTTCGGTCTGTTTTCGATTCCATGTTTTCTGAGCCACAGGATCATCTTCAATACCAGGTGGTCTAGGGATATCTGGATGATCTATAATTGGGAGAAACTTTCCAACACTTATCTTACGTTGCTGTAACGTTTCAGCCACCTCAACAATAAATGGATTGAGCCTATAGGCAACCTTTTGAATCTTGTTTAAAAATTCTAAAGGAATCCTTCTCTCTCCCTGTATACATGTCCACTCGCCGTGTCTCACGAGACTATGACCTTTCATTACCTGATTTAATATGTATCCTCCTTCACCATTCTCATCCCAATCAGTTGGTGGTACTAGCATAACCCATGCTAATGGACTGAATAAACCAGCAGTTTTCAAGATATCTTCCTTGATATCCATAAACCTAGCAGTAGGTAATATATATGCTACACGTTTCCTACCTTCTTGCATGTTCACTTTAGAGAACCAATCACAAGATTGCATTATACACTCCAGTAACCAACCTCCTAACTTAATACGATTATCACGACCCCAAATATCCCACTTGACAATATTCTTACGTCTATTCATCAGGGTTTTAATTTGTGTCATCTTCTGACGAGTACCTGTTGTACTCTTCCAGTAATCTCTTTTAAGATAGAAAAGTAATTTAGGGTGATGCTTTTCATAATGCCTCATTCGACATTCATCTTCAAGTGCTTGACCAATAGCATCCGTTATATTTGTAACAGTATTACATCCATCTCTGTATCCAAATACATTATCGAATGTAATCTTACAACCTATACCAGCAATTGCTATTGTCTCTACATTATCTAAGTATTTGTTTACTTCTCTAAAGCATTTACCGTAGTGACCTTTATGTATTCTACTTCTACGATCATCAATTGTTTCTATTAAAACAGGCATTAAATCATTGATGGATGAGATACCATAGATACTACTAGAAGCATAGTTCTTGTTCTCTGATTCAATTGTTTGGTCGTTTAATTTCTTTAGACCGAGCCTAATGGCTTCCCTTTCCTGTTCTACCTGTTCTGTCCTCAGTTGCTCGTAGTTCTGTAGCATAGTCTTTTAACTCATCATTAATTTGGTCTATTAGTAATGCTTTTAACTCTGCATAATTTGGGTGATCTTCTTTACCTTCAAAACGTTTAGCTAATAAATCAAGTGCTTGCTTTTCATAGCTATAAATGTCTTCAAGAGATCGTTCAATCATCTTCCTCTGTGTTTCCAAATCGGTCATCGAGGAAGATGTCGGGTTCTTGGTTGTTTTCATCATAGATGGAATCCTCTTTTGTTAACTTTTTAGGAAACATGTGAGCTAAATCATCATGTGTACATGTAGTAAACTCACTGTCTCCTTTACTCATTATCTTACGGCAACGCTTATTTGCATTACCTCTATTTATATAAACATATTCTTTAACTTTACCTGTTTTAATGTTTTGTTCACGAATGATACTATCTACAGAGGATGGTAATTCCCAACCCATCATTTTCCATTCCATGAATTCATCAAAAGGTATAGGTATAAAGAATTGATGTGGTGCGTCCTTGATTGCTTTCCAATTGTTAGGATAATAGGGTTTCTTCTTAGGCATCGTGTATAGGTTCAACATTTACTAAGTAGTCATCATGAAGACAAGCTTCATCATAGGCATCATAAGCTGCCTCGTAGACCTCTTCACCTGAATTTAGGATGAATGTTCTACCTGATTCCATTGTAACATGGTACTTCATTAGTCCGTCCGTGATTGTGATAAAAGTTTACGTTTAAGTAGTTTTGCTCTCTTCTTGGCTTGCCTCAATGCTTGAGGTTTTTTTCGTCCTTTGTCTTTTCGCCGGACGTCCCCGTTTTTTACTGGTAGTATCCTTTGACTGTTCATTTTCTAACTCTTTATTTAACTCTTGATATTGTGGTGTTAATTCATCCTGGGTGCCATCATCATAGTTATACAACCATGCCTTAACAGCATTAAGAATTAACCATTCTTTAGTTTTCTTCATTCTTGAACTCCCTAAGTATTACTTCAAGTTGATCTTGATACCTAGCTATTTGATCTAGTTCATCTTGGATAGCTCCCATAACGTTATTATGTTCACCAATGCCAACAGGATTATTGAGGTATACTGCAACATTTGCTTTGTGGTATTCAATTTCCCCATGAGCATGTGATAATAGAGCTTTGATTAGTTGTTGTCTCATCCGTATAGGTGGTAATGTTTACGTGGTGGTGTATATTTAAAGCTTTTCGCTCTTATCCCAGAGTAAATTCTCATCAGTTTCCTCGACGTTAGTGTTACCCCCATGGTGTTCGGTTGTAGTAGGTCTTTCGGATACTTCTTCATAGTCTAATTTAATAACTGGGATAGTTTCTTTTAGCTTTTGTGTAACAAACCATACAAAGTCGCTAGGCTTCAACTGCGTCCTTGCCGTGATTGTGATTTTCCAGGTTTTCATTTAGTAGTTTTTTATTCATAATGTTAACAAAGTTTTTAATATCATTCATTTTAATTCCTTCAATCATAAGACGATTAGTTACATCGCCCATACTGGCGACAATTAAAGTCTCGTGATCTTCGCAGTAATAGATATCATTGTCCTTATTATAGAAATGATACTCGTGTACAGTGTCAAAATTCATAATTAATATGCAATGTAAGGTGAAATCTGATCCTCATCATCAAAGAATATATGATCTTCGCAATGAAGACCCGTCTGTTCTTCAATAGATAAGGCAATAGAATTAATAGTATCAGTCATAGGATCAAAGTCCTTAACTGATACTAAGAAATAAGCTTTAGACATTAGAATATCTACCACATAGTTTAGTGAATGCATCAGGATATCTTAAGACATCTTCAGGTAATGCATTGCGTACATCATCATTAGTGAAGATATACTTGAGTAATAGACCAAGCTGTGCATTCTCTTGCTTGCTTACGCCTACAACTCCAACATACTTTTTAGACATAATTAAATAATAATAGGTGAATAATAAGGGTTGTGAGTCCCTTGTACAGCCCTTAAACAGGCTGTAAGAGAGATTCATACAAATGAATAGTCCTCAGCGAATCTATTACCATAGTTAATATCACCATGGAATTCATCATCATTGATAATATCAAAACTAACTGCTTCGATGTATGCCCAAGTAACACTGTTCTTATAGTAGTCTAGGATCCCGTCAGACTGCTTGAATAGAGTAACTAGGAAGTCTGTATCATAATTATCTCTGAAGTAGTCAAGGATCTCGTCTTCATACTTATCATAGAAGCGGATGGTATCACCATAATATATGTGTTTGAAGCACACACCACTTGCACAGCCGTGATTAGCAATTTCCTCCATTGTTTCCTTGTCATAGGTAGCAATGATCTCATCATAACCTCGTTGCATAGCGTCCTTGTTGTGTATGTACTAATTATAGTCTGGATTAGCCTCCTTGTGAACCCTTTGTCAGTGATCCCACATAAGACTGTTGAGACTATATAATAAAGCAGCCGCCCTTGTGATTGTGATTAATTCTAATCATTAAAATATCCCTAACTAATATTAATTAATTAAGGATAGTAATTGATAGTAATTAGAATAAAATACCAATAGTAAATGTTATTATTAATAAATAAAATAACACTTCTTGTTGTTGTAATAAATCATTAGCTGATGTTAATAAGTCAGCCTTATTTGTTTTAGTTGTGAATAGTTTCATTTAATAAAACCTAATTGATTTACGTTTGTAATTAGCTGTACTAGGTAACTGTTTAATAGTTACTAGTTTACCTTCAGCTCTTAACTTATCAATCTCCATTGATAGTTGCTGATAATAAGTCATCATCTTATACATTCTCTATTAATAGATAAGTTAAAGTGATTGGATTAAATACAATAAATAATAATACAGTAAGCATTAGTAATAAATTGTGAGGTGAAAAGGCTAGTTAATTGCAGTTGCTTATGGGATGCACATTAAATCTAGCCAACGGTCTATAAGAGAATTGAACTCTTATCTCTAGTGCGACAAACTAGCATGTTAACCATTACACTAATAGACCAAGAAATAGTATTAAAGAACATAAGTAGGTACTGCGGTGTACATCACATGGAACTTGATCAATGTTCATCTAGGCATACACTTTTCTTTAATACTAATTAATAACAACTAGTTATCATATAAGAAAATATTTATTCAAAATGACATAGTTTCCCTAGTTGTTAAATAGCAATAACAATGATAGAAACTGGTATAGTTCTCATTCTATCGTTCATCTATAACTTAGTAAACTAAGATTTTACAATAGCGCAGTACAGTTGTTATTACTTATAGGACTTACATTAATTCATAGCAGTTTCAATGGGATGCACATGATTATTAAATGCCTATTAATTTAATAACCCAACCACATTAATACTTCAGCAGGATCATTAAATCTTTTACAATCCTCTTTCCATTCATTAACATCAGCACCATGATCATGTAATAACTTAATTACATTAGTATCACTTAATACATAATGCTTATTGTTATCTACTGTTGATGCATCTAATACTGATTGACAATAACTACCTTCATCATAGTTATATCCATTATGAAAGAGTGAATTGTATTCTTCATTTAATTGCATAAACTTTGTGTCGCTTTGTTTACTTTCTTATGATAGCCGATCTTTCCTAACTACACCATACTATGTCAGCAATACCACACAGTATCATTGAGTCTATCCAGTAGATAGCTGTACTATTCAGTACCATACTGTATTATCCTTTCTTTATTCTATCCTTATCCTCATTCATAATTGAATAGCATACAGATAGCTTCACTTCTTAGGACATAAGTAAAACTAATCAGTAATAATCAGTGAGATCCCTGTCAACACCGTCCTTGTTTCGTTTTTCAAGTTTCTCCTAGGGTGCACGGGGGACTAACGTCCTGGCTCCCCTCGATACTTGGCTTCTCAAATTTATGTTATTTTTTGAGGAGGAGGACTTCAGTAAGGGTAGTAGACATGCGATTATAGGCGTTAGCGACGTGAATCTGTCCAGATACGACGGCTATAGTAGCTATAGACCAGAAAATATAGTAATAACGCTGTTTAAGCTGCCTATGAGGCTTTTTCTTACACATTTGTAGGTGGGGGTAGTGATTAAAGGGATATCAAATGATGATATCAAGTAAATAGGTGTCTTTAGTAGAAGAGGGATCGATGTCTACGAAGTAGATAAGATCCCTCTGAGGGGGAGGGTCCACCCTTCCCTCTCCCTGTATACATGTCCACTCGGGCTAACGCCAGGTAGGGACAGGCTTTTTACCTTGAAGACCTCTAGCCTTCTTTCTTTGGTCTAAATTCATACCCATAACTATATGGTTAGCAGAGCTCTGAGGGTCGTCTAGGAAGCTCTCTAGCATGTCTTTAAACTCTTCTTGGTGTCTTAGCTTAATCTGTTCATTTGCACTGATTGAGAGGGCATCTGTGAAGTATTTAACTCCCTGTGCAAGGGCGTCGAGTCTGTCGTCATGTTTAACGGCACCTTTTTCACGACACATACGTGACATCTGATAGAAAAGCATGTACATAAGACGAAGTTCCGGAGCTTCATCAGCATTAGATTTATAATCCCACTCAACAACACTCTTGTTAACACACAAACGATGTTGATTAAGAACTGGCTCCAAGCTATCAATGATGCGATCTTCTTTCCTAACATTAGCTCTAACTTCTTCTATATCTATAGCTTGTTTTGTCTGTTGTAGGTGTTTCTTAAATAGTTCACTAACTATTCCATCACCGAAGTTTGTTTCGATGACGAGTTTTGTAACTCCATATTTTCTACAACCTCTAAGTATGTCCAACAGGGTGCTGTCTGAGTATCCGTCTCGGTAAGCTCGCATTTCATGCAGATATAAGAATCCGTTTCTTTGGGAGAGATAAGCGGCAGCTGTTTCGTCAGTACCCCTTCCGCTTGGGTCAATTGAACAAATTGTTTCAGTGTATGGTCCCCAGTTTCCAACCAACTGCATTGGAGAGTAAAAGTAGTCCCCGGGTAGTCCGACAGTTGGGAGGTCTTTGATAACGTTGGAGGGATCGGAGCACCATACAACATTTTCGGGTGCTTCAGTGGGATTAACACTAGTGATGACAAGATCAGCCATCTTAAGAGGGAATTTCTCTGCATCTGATAAACTTGTGTCTAATTGGAACTGTAGCATGTAGTTAGACCTACCCATAGAGGCTTCTCTTTCGAGTAGGTCTTCATGATCAAAGCGATCAGGGTCAGTACAAGTCCAAGCTTCAATACCTTCTTCGATGTCTTCTTGGATCTGTGGTGCTAGTAATCCTTCATATTGACTAAGTTTGTTTCTGGTGGGGTATCGTGCTGGCCAAACGAACGGACGGTAATTGCGCTCTGCCAGCTTACGATAAATAGTAAAAGTAGTCTGAGGAGTCCCGAGATACATAATACGGCTATCATCTTTGGGTGTAAGGATAGCTTCGGCTTCTGTGCAAAGTTGAAGAAGTTTTTCACGCATGAGCTCCGTCATGGAGTTTCCAGGAACTTCTATATCGTCCAAAATCATTAAATC